TTTGGCGACAACCGCTTACGACAGCCCTGACAGCAGTTACACGTTCTCAATCCAGAAAAGCCGGATGGCGTTGGCGGCGGTGGGCATTCAGTCGGCCTATTTGCTTTTGTCGGGCAATTGCCACGTTGACGACGCCCGAAACAGCGTTATCGCGGAGTTTCTAACGACGGACTGCACCGATCTGGTGTTTATCGATGCCGATGTGTCCTGGAACGAAGAAGATTTGGTAACTCTCTGTCAGTACGATCACGACGTTGTTGGCGGGGTTTACCCCTACCGGCGCGATGGGATGCAGGATGCCATGCCGGTGCGCCCGCTTCTGAGCGACGAGGTTGTCGCTGGCGATGGTTTGATCGAGGTCGAAGGGGTGCCGGCAGGATTTCTGCGGATGCGCCGCGTTGTTCTGGAACGCCTTGCCGAAGCAGTGCCACACTTCCATAAACAGGGCGGATCACGGACTGAAGACCCGCTTATTTTTGAGCGCACGCTTGAAGATGGCATACGCTGGGGCGGCGATCTTGAGTTTTGTCGTAAATGGCGAGCAATGGGCGGAAAGGTCTTCGCCGCCACTGAAATGCGGCTCGGCCACACCGGCAAGAAAACCGAGTACGACAGCCTTGCGGCATGTCTGCGACGCGGCCACGGGCTAACGTTAGGTCATGTGGCGCACGCGCTGCGCGACGGCAGCGAGACTGAAAACCATTTTTTAGAGGTTGCCGATTACGTCAAAAACTTATGGTCGGTGCCGCCCTTCGTGATGGCCGCGGTGGCTATCCTGGCGCGCGCCGCCAACGGGCCGATCATCGAGACGGGCAGCGGTGTGAGCACGATCATCATGGCGGCGGCCAACCCGGACCAGACGGTGTTTTGCCTGGAACACGACCCCCTATGGGCGATGCAGCTAGAGCGCTGGGCTTATGAGGCCGGGGTGAAGAACATCGCCTTATGCCAAACCAATATTGTCGATGGCTGGTATGATCTTGAGCCTTTCCCCGATTTGCCGAAGCGTTTCGCGCTGGGGCTGAACGACGGCCCGCCGCGCGCGCTGGGCAACCGTATGGGGTTCTTCGATCATTTCAGTTGCGACGTGATTGTGGCCGATGACGCCGACACCTATGCTGCGGAGATCGAAGCGTGGTGCGCGGCAAACGAGCGCCCGGTTACCTTTGAAACGCGACTTGCTATTATCCGTCCAAGAGAAAGGGAAAAACTCTATGCCGTCGTTTAATGCAGAAGAACAGCGCCGAGTACGCGAGTATGAAGCGCCGACGTTTGGCTACCGCCTTGGTGCGGATGGCGAAATCGAGAAGGAAGTCTTCGACGGGGTTATACCGAAGGGCTGGTTTGACACGCCGGCGGCTTTGGCTCCTGGGGCAAATGTGGACGTTAAGGAAACCAGCGTTGAGAAAATGAGCGTTGAGGAAGTGGAGGCAGGACTGGAAGCGCCCTATATCGGATACAGCTTCCCGAAGCTCTCCAAGGAGTTGAAACGTAGGACTGGCAAGGGTGCGAAGATCGGCACTAAGGTTGCCACCCTGATTGAACGGCTCGAGGCGCTGGACGCTGGCTAAACACATTTTCCTGGCGACACCGACCCACGGCGGCGGAGTGTCGGCTGAGTACGTCGCCAGCCTGTTCGCAACTCAGGCCATGTGTCTGACGAACGGCATTGCGGTGACGCACTCGCTTTGCATTGGTAATGCGTTGATCCATGACGCCCGCAACCGCATGGTTGCGTGGTTCAAGGCGTCCGAAGCCACGGATATGTTTTTCATCGACGATGACATTGCCTGGCGGGCGGAGGATTTCTTGCGGCTGGCTACGTCTCCCCATGACGTAATTGGCGGGGCATACCGGCAGAAACGCGAGGACAGCGTGATGTTCAATGTGTCGAACCTCGCTCCTGGACCCACCAGATTATTGACTTGCGACTACACGGGTACGGGGTTTTTGAAGATTTCCCGCAAGGCGATCGACAAGCTGTGGAAAATAAACGAGACTTATCAAGACCTTGACGGGCATGAGTGCCGCGGACTGTTTGAAGCGCCTATTGCTGACGGCAAGATAACCGGCGAGGACGCGGTGTTCTGCCGCAAATGGCGAGAAACCGGCGGCAGGGTGTTTATCGATCCCGACTGCGAGCTGACCCATTTCGGACGCAAGGGCTACCAGGGAAGTTTAGCGGCGATGATTTCCGACCACGAAAAGGCGGCATGACATGGCAACAGCACGCGACGTAATCACCCGATCCCTGCTGCTGATTGGCGCCATTGAGGCCGGTGACGCGCCGAGCGCCGAGGACGCCAGCACTGGACTTGATGGGCTGAACGAGATGCTTCACGCATGGGAGCGTGAGGGGATCGATTACCAGCATACCGATTTGGCGTTGAGCGACTCCCTCACCCTTGATGCGACGCAAATAGAGGCTGTCAGATATAATCTGGCGGTGCGTCTGGCGCCCGAGTACGGCGCTCCTGCTTCACAGGAAATCACCGCGATAGCTCAAAGGGGTTATGCGGCGCTGCGCAGGCCGGTTGCCGCCGATCCGGCAGACGTGGAAGCGCTGACCGTCAACTCCGCGCAGAACATGATAAAGCGGGCGATGAGGCTGGTACGAGTAATCGAGGCCGGCGAGGATCTGGCTACTCGAGACTTAAACAACGGCCTCGCCACGCTGAACGACATGCTTTACGGCTGGTCGAAGGAAGGTTTGGAGATAGGGCATAGCACCCTCGACGATCTTAGCGACCCGATACTACTTCACCCGTCATATTTTGAAGGCGTCAGATACAACCTCGCGGTACGGCTGGCGGCAGAGTACGAAGACGCGGTACTCACGCCGTATATCGCCGACCGGGCACAGAGGACATTTTCAGCCTTTCAGTCGCACGCGTTCGAGTACGAGGACGAACTTTCCGTCGATAAGGACTTGCAGTCCCGATATTTCACTCGCCGTTATGGTGGGTATAATATCGAAGATGATAGCTAGATGAGCATCGTCGCGGTACGGAACGGCGTCATAGCGGCTGATACAGAGAGCAGTGGTAACAGCGTTAAGACCCCCCTAAGAAAGCTATACCGGCGCGCTAACGTGGCGATTGGGTGGGCCGGGTACTGGGCCGACGGACGGACCTTCGCAGAGTGGTTTTTCGACGGTGCGGATATGGATAATCTGCCTATGTTTCATAATCGGGAAGGGTTCGAGCCGAAGATAGATTTCTGCGCGATCGTCTTGGAGCATGACGGTTGGGAATACTGGAGCGAGTGGTTTGTGCCTCAGACGCAGCAAGACATCCAACAGGAGTTCTATGCCATAGGATCGGGAGCGCCCGCCGCGCTTGCGGCGATGCACATGGGCGCAAATGCTATCGAGGCGTGTGAGATTGCCTGTCGGGTCAGCCAAGGTTGTGCGGGGCCAATTATGTCTGAGGAACTTTAATGCAGATTCCTTTCGCGTCTCAAAGTTATCAAGCGCGGGCACTCCCTTTCTCTGCTCAACGGATGGTTAATTATTTCGCCGAGGCGGGTCCGGAAGCAGAGGGCAAGGCTCCTGTCGTGATCTACAACGCGCCCGGCGTAAAAGCCTTCTCTGACGGCCTGGCCGGCTCCGTGCGTAGCCTCAAGGTTATGGACGGCGTTCTCTATGCGGTGGCCGGAAATATGCTCTACAGCATTGATTCTGCCGGTGTGGAGACAAGTCTAGGCGCGATCAACACCCACACCACGCCAGTCAGCATGGAGGTAAACCGCGCCAACCCGAAGGAACTGTGTTTAGTCGACGGAACCGATGGCTGGACCTACGACACATCGGCTGGTTTGGTGCAAATCACTGATGGGGACTTCGTGTCGGCTGACACGGTGACGTTTCAGGACGGGTATTTCATTTTCAGCTATACGGACGGGTTTTTCCTGTCAGGGCTGGATAATGGGCAGACCTTTGCAGCGCTTGATTTCGGCTCGGCGGAAGCATCGCCGGACGACGTGGTGGCGGTGAAATCCAACCATCAGCAATTATGGGTGTTTGGCACTGAGACGACGGAGGTATTTTACAACTCGGGAAATACAGACTT